TGTTAAACAAAGTTAAAAGAATAATTTAACAATAAATAACACGCCAACCGCTTGCAGGTAAAATAAAATGCTTAACTTTGTAGCGTGTTAAACAATTAAATACTTATCAAAATGAAAACAACTGACTTACTTTATCAAAATCAAAAAGTGTTGAACGCATTGCAAGAAATGTTATTGAGTACAAAAGAACACGTTGAATTTTTGGCGGCTGGTTCGCCCGAAATCCGTGCAAGTTTGGAAAGCATCGCCGAAAGCCTGCAAACGGGTGTTGGTATTTTGGAAAATCAAATCGTGTTTAACCGTGATACACGCCACAAGTTTGCGAAAGAGGTCGCCTGCAAAAATCAAGCATACGACTTCATCGCCGCCGAAAAGTTAATCGGGCGTTTCAAAACCTTTTGCGAATGTTACCCCACAAACTTGTACATCGGTTTAACGGGCGTTGAAACATCGCAGGACAAATAACAATCAGCAAGCGAAAAGAAAAGGCGGTAACAATCAAGTTGCCGCCTTTCTTTTTGTCCTGCCTTTCAGTTACTCAATATAAACCCCGTCAGATAAAGCCGTGTATATCATTTCCTGCTCTTCTGTCAGCATTTCGGCGGTGTGTATGGGTGTAACATCATCGAACACGTTAAACCCTCTGAAATCGCCTAAAATGCCCGTTTGTCTGTCATTGTTTCGCCCGTTGCTTGCGCTTTCGTACCACTTGCAGTAAATGTAAGGTTCTAAACCGTAATATAACATTTCGTTCCAATCATCGCCGCCCACGGTTTTAACTTGGGTGCTTGGTGAAAGGTATATTATTTCGCTGCTTGGTTCGGTTTCCTCAACTTGAAATACAACGCCATTGCAGGACAAAAGCGCAACCCCGTTGCCCGTTACCACGTTTATAACGTACTGCAAACCTATCGTTTTGCCTGCATAATCGGTATTGAGTGTTACAAACCCTGCAAACGGCAAAAAGATTTGTATTTCGCTTTCGTAGTCGGTGTTGTCCTCATTGTGCGCTGGTACTACCGCCGTGCCGAAATCAAGCGTTATTTTGTCCTGTGCTGGCTGGTGGCAAGATACGCCCGTATTGTAGTTGCCGCATCGTATTACATCGGTGCTGCTTGCGCCTATGTTGGTGTAAACACGGCGTATTTTGTTCACGTATGCGCCCAAATCTATGTTTTCGTATATGAGTGCGCCCGTGCCTGGGTCTGTTCCCGTTTCCTTGAAAAACCGTTTGCCGCTAAACTCTGCCAACTCATCAAGCGTTACCAAATACACGTTTATTGCGCCGTACTGCTCGCCTACAACTGCCACGGGGTACGCACTGCCAATAATTGCAAAATCGCTCCAGTTAGTGTTTACTTGTATGCTTCCCGTTGCCGTCTTTTTATCGCTTGAAATCGTAAGGTCTTTCGTTTGAGTGAAGCCGCTTGCGTTCTTGTAATAGAATTGCGGTGTACTTTGTTCGGTGTCAAATTCTGTACCCTCGTTTGCCGTTAATGTAACATTTACCGTTTCCCCGTCTTTCACATATTGCGGCAAGTCCTCGTTAGCGGTGCAGTTTGATAGGTTTGTAGAAATTTCTAACACATCATCGTAACTGCCCGTAAGCGTTACTGGCTTTGTCGGGTCTATGTCGGTAACGGTTAGCGTTGCTTGTTGGCTGTATTCCAAATCCTGCACCACAAACGGCGTTTTGGTCGCTGTTCCTGCCTTGTTCGTGTAACTCGCTTTGAGGTCAAAGAAACGCACTTTGTTCGGGCTGCTTTGCCCCGTAACGGTGAAAGTTGCCGTTTCCCCGTCAAACGTATGTTGTTCGGTTACGCCGCTGCCCGTTATGTTGTTCGTAACATTAAGTTCGGGTGTTCCCTCGTTGGCTGTCGTACCCGTAAGCGTGAAACTCTCGCCCGTGTCGGCGCTGTCATACTCCCAACTTGCCGTTTTACCGTCTGGCGAAATTGTCAAGTCTTGCGTTTCGGACAAGCCGTAAATGCCCGTAAACTCCACTTGCGCCGCCGTTATCTTGTAACCCTCGTTTGCCGTTACTTGTATGCTCACCTCAAAATCAAAGCTTCCCTTTGTTCCCGTTGCGGTCGTGTTCGGTATGTTGTTTATAACTTCCAAATCGTTTTCGCTTCGGGTGTTTCCCGTGATAGTTATTTCCGTGTCTGCATCGGTGTCGGACAACTCACCAAATGCCCAAACCTTTGCGCCGTTCATATCCAAAACAACGCTTTTAGGCGTTCCGCTGGTGTCCGTGTATGCGGCTGTAACATCGCCTACAAACAAATAACCGTCATTCGTTCTTATGTTTATATCCCAATAACCGCCGCTTGCGTTCCACTGGCTGTTATCATCGTGTGCGTTAGGTATATTTACAATTACTGCCATATCCTTTTAATTTTCGGTTTCAGTTCCTTTTAATGTTACCATAATAATACCGCCCGTTTCATTGAGTAAGCCCGTTTCAGCAAACGGCACTTTCTCGAAATTCGGGGTGCGCCTGTAAACCGTTTCACGGTTTGAAATATACGGGTCGGGGTTGTCTCTTTCAGATACACGCCCCGTTGCCGCCAAAATTTCGCTTTCGTAGGTTTTCAGTACATCAATACGCAAACTTAATTCGTAGGCGTTGTTTCCCTCAAAACTCACTCTATCCACGAAATAATAACGCCCTAAATCGGGTATATAACAATAATTGAAAGTCGGTCGGGGCTGCTTTCGTAGTGTTACGGTAGGGCGCAACACATCGAAAGTTTGCCGCAAATCGCCCTCAATCGCCGTAAATTCGCCCAACTGCTTGTTTACCGTGTTCGGGTGTCCGTTGTATGAATAAAAGTTTATCGTTGTCATATCGGAAAGAAAAAAGGCGGTGCGGTGCGCTTTCACCTGCACCCACACCGCCAAAGTTAAACAATCTAATACCTATTGAGTTACTCAATAAAGAATACTACAAAGTTTTCGTTCGTGTCGTTGAAATATCCAGCGTCAAACTTGTAATAGTTGTTGAAAAACTCTGCCTTTGCGTTGTAGTTGGTTGTTACCCGTCTGTCAAGATTGCAAACGCCCAACGCATCACGGTCGAACATCACACCCAGCACACCGGTAATTTCAACATCTTTGCCGCCGCTTTCCTTAACCTTGATATGTCCCGTGCTGGCAAAGTCGTAGTTCTTTCCGCTGCCTTGCCAAAAAGGTACGGTTTCGGCTTGCGGCAAAAGCACATCACCACGGTTGAACGTGTCCGAATAAAGATAGGTTTGTGCTGCCTTTGCAAAGTCGGACAAAAGTACAACGTGTAACATATCTTTCGGCGTAAACCGTTCCTTGCCGCCAACATTGAACACGGTCGAAATGCTTTGCAGGCGGTCGGCATACGTACCCATAACGTAAGACGCAAAGCGGATAAAGTCGGGGTCGGTGATCGCCTTTGCCGCTGTCAGTGCGTCAGGGTTCGGGGTCGGCTCGCCATCGCCCGTTGCAGGTGTTGCAGGGAAATACTTGTCGTTGTACAACTTCAAAAGGTTTACACAACGTGCCGTGCTTGCGCTGGAAAGGTCTGCTCCAAACGCAACCGCATCAGCTAACACGGTTTCCGCAATCATATTGTTAATAGTACGCATAATCAAAGCGTCTGCCTTGATAGTCATTGACTTTTCAACGGCTGCATAAATCATCGAAATAAATCCGTTGAGTTGTGCGGCGTTGCTGAAACTTTCCTTAACCTGCCTTTCGGTGATTGATACAGGCACTTCAAACGTAACCTTTGAGTTGAAAAACTTTGCGGTAACGGTCGGTTTGTGGAAAACATCTTGGTCGTAACTTTGTCCGTCCGTCAAGTTCCACGTGTCGTTTTCCTCGGCTGCTGGTACATCGGCACTTATTTTCTCCAATACGCTGCCAAACTCCCACGCATCCATAAGTACGGACGGCACTTTGCCAGCATAAGGTCGGTTTACGAAAATCACCTTGCCGATATGGTTTACAAGTGATTTTACGTAATTGTCAACTGCATTTTGATTAAACACTTCCGTGCCTAAATCCACAATGCCCGTCAAGTCCTCGGTTACAATGTCAGTCTTTCCCAGCACTTCACTTGAAACGCTGTTAATAATCGTGTAAATCTGTTTTACGTTCATATTGCTAAAAATTAAATTAGTTATTCGTAAATACTCGTTGTTATCTCTCTTACAAGTGCAAAGATAATGTTTTTTCTCCAATTATCACGCCTTAACTGCAATTCTTTTGCAATTTCGGTCGAAATTGATTTGCTTGCGCCCGTTCCTTTGCTCGTTTCGGTCGTTTTGCGGCTCTCTGTTCGGTTTCTCTCATCGTTTGCGGTCTTTCGGTCGCTGTCTGAAAAATCGGTGTCATTAAACGCCTTGTTTGCGCCCGTTTCGGTGTTGTCGGTGCTTTCCTGCAAAGTTACGGTTTCCGTCCGTTCAACTTGCCCCGTTACGGGTGTCAGTACATCGTAATTGGCTAACATCGCCGCCGCTTCACGTTCCCAGCCTTGCACGTTTACCGCAATCACCGCCGAAACAACATCGCTTGCGTTGTCGCTGGTTATGCTGCTTACAACGGTCTTACCGCCGTACATCAGTAAGGCGTAAGCGTCTAACTTGGTCGGGTCGGTATCGCCGAAAATTGCGGCGTACTCTGTCGGATATTCAGTCTTGAAAACCGCCTGGAATATCCCGTTACCCTTTGTAAATAGTTCGCTGTATTTCATTGCTTATCGTCTTTGTTTTCTTCTGTTTCTTCTGTTTGTTCCGTTTCGGTGTCGTTACCGTCCGTTTCCGTTTCCGTTTCTTTCGTTTCCTCTGTTTCCTCTGTTTCCGTGTCGTTTCCGTCTGTTTCGGTGTCGTTTCCGTCCGTTTCGGTTGTTTCCTCTGTCGGGTCGGGTTCGTCTGTCGGGTCGGGGTTTTCCTTTGCCGTTTCCAAATCAGCCGCCAAAGCGTTGTAATTATCCCTTTCCAAACCCCAACTTGAAGCAAGTTTAACCGAAATTTCGGTGTCAAACATCGCATTAATTTTCTCAACTGCATTTTGTCTTTCTTTTAGCATATTATCCACATACGGCAAAAGTACGTCCACATTCATAGATACCTCTCCCAAATTGAGCCGTTCACGCTTCATATTATAATTTGCGTTCAAACCCAATTCGTTGTACATACTCGCTTTGTAGTATTGTATCAGTTCAATAAGTTGCGTTATGTACACGCTGTTTGTGGTCGGGGCTGTCTGCATATTTACGCCCTTGAAAAAAGCGTTTTCCCCGATAATTGAAAATTCGCCGTCTTGTATCTTGCTCAAAAATTCCTCGGCACTCTGTTTTGTCTTGTCATCGCTGGCACTTATAAGCATTGTGATACGGGTCAAAATGCTTGCCGTGTTCAACGAAATAAGCCCGTCAGTATGTAAGACGGCATAACGCCCTATCAGCGGCAAAAGGCTTTCGCCGTTGCTGTCATTCTCAATCAAAACCCCGTCTTTCTGTATATCGTAGGTTTTGTTTAGCTTTAATGCAGGGTTCGCCACGGTGTAAAGCGTTGCCCGTCCGTAAACATCGGGTTCGCCGCCTTTGCCGCCCGAAAGCGCATACAAAACCCCGTCCACGCTGGTAACAAAGGCGTTGCCCGTGGTCTGCAAAAGCCGCTCCAATTCCTTTTGCGGTATGCTGTCGGGCAAACCCTCATACTCAAACATACTTTGAGTTTTCGCCAACGTGTTCGCCATAAATTCGGTTACGGCGGTGTCTTTGTCCCTTACTTGTTGCTGGTACAACTTGTAAATGTTATCTTTCCTTTTCATCTGTCAAAACTTTAATAAGCGTTGTTAATTCGGCTAATACTTTCGTATTTTCCGCAATCGTATCTTTTAGGTGTTCCGTTTCGTCTTGGTGCGCCTGCCTTTGTTTCACCATATACCAAAACAATGCGCCACACATCACAATCGGAAAACCCAAACTTGAAATGATTTGAATAATAGTATTTGCGTCCATATTGATAAAATTTTAGTTCCTATTGCAAAGGTAGTTATTTATTTCGTAAAACGTGCGGTTCGGCACGAAATTTGCACCAAACCGCCCGTAATTTTCATTTCAACGAAACTATGTTTGTCTTTGCGCTCGTAATTAAATAATTGCGTACTATTTCGCCTATCTCGTTATCTTGGTAGAAAACTTTGTCTATTGCGAAAAACCGTGCGACTTGCTGTTCAACGTAACTTGCCGTACTCAACAACTTGCGTTTGTAGTTCGGTTTGCCGTTCATTTCAAGCGAATAAATCAAAGCGTTTTCCTCATCTTTTATCGGGGTCGTCTTTGCGTGTATGTACGTGAAACATTCGTTGCCTACTTGAATAATGTTACCTTGCAAAACAACATCGTTAAACTTGATATAGTACACAAACAACACATCTTGCGGCTTGTACTTGCACGGCAAATGCGGATATACTGCAAGTTCCCATTTACCGCCCGTAATCATCTGCAAGTTTTGATTATCGAAACAAAAGTATTTGTTGCTGGCTTTGTGTTGTACTATCGTGCTGCAATACTCAACAGCCACTATTGCGCCGTGTTCGCCAAAGCGGTATATATCTATCGTTCCCTGCTCCATGAACGGCACTTGCTTCAATCCCATTTCGGTAAAGTACGGGCAAAACTTGTTTACGGTGTTACCCAACATAAACACTTTTACATCGTTGCGCTGGCGTATTATCGTACTCAAAAGGTTCATAAACAACATAAACTCATCGGGCAAATAATACCGCCGTGTCAAAAACTCATCAAAGACTATCGTTGTAACATTCGGGTAACTGCTGCTTTTTTCGTGTTCCTGCTCTGAAAGGCAAAACCCGTAACAAAACGGGGTCGGGTCGGGTGTCCGCTTGTTTTTCTCTGCATCGTAGTACGACAAAAACCATTTGTTCGACATATAGAACACTTCGTTAAATTTGCCCTCTGTCAGTTCCTCAATAAGCCCGTTTGCCACGTGATTTGCAAACAGACTTTCGGCACGTTTGCCCCGTAAATCTTCACGCCAACGGCGTATATATGCCATTTGCTTGCCCGTCTTGATATAGTTTTCCAAACCATATTTTAAGGCTGCATAAGTCTTGCCGTTTGACCTTTCGCCAAATATAACATTATAGTCGGCGTTCTTGCTTAAAATCGCTTTCAAGTCGTAAAATTTCGGCTTGTCTGTCTTTGTCTTTCTTGTTGTCATACTCTTATTATTTTAGTCCTTAAATTTAATACCTCGCAAATAGTTTATGTACATAACCGAAAGGGAAAGGCTGTACCCTGTCGGCTCCAAATGTACGCCCGTGCGTTCGTTGTAATGAGCCGTGCAGCCCTTGTAGTCGGTTATCTCGCCTTGTATCTCGTAGTCTATGTATGTGTGTATGTTCTTGCCCGTTGCTTGCGGCGGTATATCCAAATAGTTGGTAAACGCATCAAATATACCATCAGCCCCGTACCTTTCAATAAGGTAGGGAATTGCGGCTTTTTTGTTCACGCCCGAAACGGTTAGACTGAAATCGTATGCCCGTCCGTTTGCTTTGAGTGTGTTCGGTTCTTGCACCATATAGCGTTTTGCGCCCAAAGTCTTAAACCGTGTATATGTACCCTCGAAATCCCAAACGCCCAAAGTCTTTGTTATGCCTTTTATCGTTTGCGGCTCGCAAAGCGAAAACGGCAAACCGTGGTGTTTGCAGGCGGCACGCAATTTCATTTGCACCTGCATATTGTACGCCTTGAAATATGCTTCATGCGCCTTGCCGTTCATTATCTTAATGCTGTCGGTGTCGCTGTAAATGTAATCGTCTTTTGCTTCATGTATGCCCGTGAAAAGGTTGCGCCGTGCGTATGCGGTTACGAAAATGCCCCACGGGTAAAACAAGAAACGGTTTTTGCTGGTGTTGTACTTGTACAAAAGTTCTTGTTTTTGTTCGGCTGTCATTGAGTTAATATCCCACTCGCCATTATAGGTAAACTCATCCCGCAAAGGGTTGGTAACACTCATACCGTAACAACTGTTTAACATTTCCTTGCTGTTAAGATATTCCACTTCTTTGCCCTCAACACCTTTTAATTTCGTCTTGCTTTCGTACAAATGCAGGATAGATTTTACAAACGGGGTCGGCAAATAGTCTTTCTTGTAACAATACATTTCACCCACTCGCATACTTTCCCACGAATAAAAGTTTTTGATTATATTAAAATCCACGTCCGTAATTGTCAGCGCAATTTTTGCAGCCGCCACAATGCGCCCGTTATTTTCGCACGGGTTTTCTTTCACAAAACATTTGCTTGCGGAAATCGGGTTGTCTTGCGTTTCGCTGGCAAATATGTTGGTAAACTCAATATCGAACACGCAACAATACTTTGATATTAAAAACTCAAATTGCGCCATACTCTTAACCGTGATTGCAACGCCTTGCGACATCGGGTATTTTTCCGCTATCATTACATAGGGGTAACTGCTTGTAAAGTCGTAACTATCCACGTCATACATTATTTCGTCTGTATATTCGGCGTTTGCGTGTGTAAAGCCACCTGCAAATGCACGTTGCAGCATATTAAATTCATTCATACCCGTAATTTGTAGTTCCTGCATCAAGTTTACGTAATCCCAATTTGGCACGGTCTTTCCTGCATCGCTTTTTTCACGCAAACAATGCGCACGGCAATACTTGCGCACAAACCCCGTCTTTGTTATCGGTATGTGCGTTATCCCCTTGCTTTCCTCGATACGTTCTTGTATGTAGCACATCACTACTTTAATATCGTTTATGCAGTAGTGTATTTCCGCATCAGTTAGCGGCGTTTCGCTGTGTCTTATTTGCTGGTATTCCAAATCGCCCACGGCTTTTGCGCACTTGTATTTCATAAGTTGCTCGCCCAACTTTGCAAGTGAATAACCCGAAAGCAAGTAACTACAACGAAACTCAATGTTGCCCGTTGTTATTGCGTAAATCGGTTTGCGTAAATCAATACTGAAAACCCGTTTCCACTCAAACCACTTGCGCAAAAACTGAAATTCGTATGAAAGGTTATGCACATACACAATAAGGCGTAATTTGTCATTCAGCCCTAAAACCTCGCTTACGGTCTGCATCATCGTAACAAATTCGCCCCACGTGCGCCCCATTATCGTGTAACCGTTTATTCCAAACTGCCAAACGTACATTATTGCGGCTTTCTCTAATTTCGCCTTGCGCCCGTTCCCGTCCTGCATACGCTGCATTTGCTCGTATGTGTACGCCCGTCCGTCCGTATCACGGTAAAAACTTGTTGTTTCAATATCAAATGCGCAAGGTATGTTGTAAAACCGTTCGCCCTTGCTGTTTCCTATAATGTTTTTTTCATTTACGGCACGTTGCAACACGCTTGCAATTTCGGTCGGGCTGTTTATTCTTTCTTGTAACTCAAAAGGTATTTTTTTCATAAGCCAAACTTGCCAAAGTTGAGCAAAATGCGCTCTATATCGTTTTGCATATCCTCCATTTGGTCGGCTACCTCATTTGCCTGTCTTTCTATCTCTGCATCAATCGCCCTTGATATGCTTTGCGCTTCACTTTCTATTTGGGTGCTTATATCGCTTGCGCTTTGCTCCATTTCGCCCGTGAAATCTTTGTACCGCATCAAATAGCGTTCCACGAAATCACTATCCGAAACTCTGCTTAACTTGCCTTGCAAGTTCCTTGCCATAAGGCTGTACTCATCGGGCGTTAAATCGTACATACGTTGCAGGTGTTGCCCGTACTGCCTTGCGCCTTGCGCCGTACTGGTTGGCTGGCGTAAAAACGAAATCGCCTTGCCGTACTCAATTTTTAGGGTGTTCCAATCGCCACGCATTGAAAATTTGGTAAAGCCTTTTACATCGCCTTTGTTTAACGCTTGCACGGCTGGCGAAAGTTGTCCGCTTTGCTCTATGTTCTGAATACGGCGGTTTGCCATTTGGAAAACCCTTGCAATCTCTTTTCTATATTCGGGGCTGCTTTCCACGGCTTGCAATATCTCTTTTTTGATTTTCGCCCGTTGGGTTGCTCCAAATACAGAATTTGTAAATTTAATCTTGTAACCTAACTTTGCCATACGCTGTTATATTAAATAGGGGTGCAATTACTTACACCCCTACAAAGTTAAACATAACTTTCCAAACTCTTACAAGTCCACAAACGAAATAGAGTAACACTTCTTGCCGTGGCTCTCATACTCGTAAATCGTGTACCCGACTTTGCCGTCTTTGATAGTTTGTACCGCCTCATCATCGGCAAGTATTTCACGAACCGTTTCGGCGGTGTGGCTTGGTAGGTTCACCAGCCGTTTGTTTTCCTCATCAATAATTACGGGGCTGTCGCCTAATTGCGACTTATGTACGTAAAGCCCATTGATTTTGTGTACCACATCTTTGCCGCCCTCATTTTCAGAGTTGAAAATATCGGCTAACTTGGTGTACTGAAAGTCGGTTGTGTCAATGCCAAACGTGGTCTTGTTAAATTTACTTGCAAAACTTTTCATTGTAGTAATTCTTTTAATTGTTAAACTTGGTGTTAATTGTTATTCGGCTGTCTGTCCTTGCGGTTCGCCGTCAAAAGGCAAGTTCGGTTCGGGGTTGGCTTGCGGCTTCAAGTCCATAAGCCACGCACGAAAGCGGTTTATTTTCATAACCGCACGTTGGTTGCGGCAAACTTCATTACACGCCATAAGGCTACCCAACGCCGACAAAGCGGCAAACGAAAATTCGTCAAATGCGTTTCTTTTTTCTTCGTTCATTGTAGTAAACTTTTAATTGTTAAACATAGACTTTTTGAATTTCAACGTACCGTTGTGTTTGACTACCGTTGTATCGGTTGTTACTATCGTAGCCTTGCCCTGTACCGTTGTACCCTTTGTAACGGTGCAACCCTGCAAGATTGCAGATAAAAACAACATCGCACCACATACGGCGAAAATCATAACACACATTGCAACTTCTTTAATTGCTTCTTTCGGTTGCTCTCTGAAATGTTGTAGTAACTCTTTCATATTTTCAAATCGTTTAATTGAACACTGCAAAGATACAACATTTTTCTAACATACAAGCATAAGCGCACAAATTATTTTCGTTTTAACTTTTCTTAACTCTTGGT